GAAGGTTTATCCAAAGTACAAGGTGCTTTCTTAGAACCATTAAAAGATTATAGAGCTGCTGTAACAGATACTTTTTTACAAACAGCTAAACAAGTTTATAAAAAAGAATTCTTTGATAAGTTCGCAGACAATGCACTAAAGAATGGTTATGCCTTTAGATCAGTCAATGAAGCAATCAATAAAGGTATTCCAAATGCAAATAACCTAACAGCAGTTACAGCGGATCTTGCACCTGGTAGTAAAACATTTGATTTATTTGAAAGTGATTTATTTAAAGGGGGATTATCAAGAGATGGACAAAAAACATCAGGTTTATATACAACACCAGAAATAGCAAATGCAGTTAAAGGTACAGAAGAATACCTAACTAGAATGTATGACATTCCGTTATACAGTGCCTTGATGTCAGTTAAAGCTGCTGGTCAAATTGGTAAAACAGTATTCTCACCAATGACACAAATAAGAAACGTATCGACCGCTTCTTTCTTTGCATTAGCCAGTGGATTAATTGGTGGCAGAGTAAGTCTTACAGATTCATTTAAATTAATGGCTGATGATATTTTTCCAAGTAAATTTGTAAGTGCTGCAGACGTAGCAAAGAAGATGGAAGATAGAATAGCTAGAGGTGTTGTGGATCAAAACATTGAGGTCAACGAAATAAAAGCAATTTTAGAAAAAGCTAAAAATGGTAAATTTACCATGTCAGCTTTAATGAGTAATCCAACCGTTAAGAAAGCTTTTGATTTGTATCAAGGAGGTGACAACGTTTGGAAAGTTTATGCTGATGATTTTTATCAAGACGCATTGGGTCAAGCATTTCAATACAGCTCAAAAGGTTTAAAAGGAGATGCAGCTATTAGAGAAAATATAATTGACTGGTATAGAACAGTAGGTAAACAAGAAGATGTTGCTACGCAATTAACTAAAGCAAACGATGACATAGCTAAAATAGATGATGCATTAAAATCAACAGACAATTCAAGCAAACAATCTTTATTAAATCAAAAGGAAGCGTTAGTTCAAAACTTTAAAAACGTAAAAGATATATCGGCTTATCTAGTAACCAACACTATTCCTACGTACAGTAAAGTTCCTGCTATAATTAAAAATATTAGAAACTTACCTTTAGGTAACTTTGTAGCTTTCCCTGCAGAAATTTTAAGAACAAGTGCACACTTAATTGAGATAGGTGCAAGAGAATTAACTAGCACCAATCCATTTATAAGACAGATGGGAGCAAGAAGACTAGTCGGAGCTTCCGCTGTATTTGGTGGAACAGGCACAATTATTGCTGAAGCATCAGAAAAAATAACAGGTGTATCTTCTGATAAAATGGATGCATTTAAAAGATCGGTTGCACCAGACTATCAAAAAAACTCAACACTAATTCCATTGACTGAGTCTGATGAAAACGGAAACTTTAAATATTTTAACTTCTCATACACTAATCCTTATGATTCAATGTTAAGACCTATTAATGCAGTATTAAATGCATACGGGAATGGTACGTTAACTAATCAAAGTGCAAGTAGAATTGTTTACAATGCTTTAATTTATGACACTTTAAATGATACACCGGGAGCATTTACAGAATTTTTATCTCCTTTTATTTCAGAATCCATTGGAGCAGGAGCTGTAGCTGATTTGACTATTAGAGGTGGTAAAACAAAAGAAGGTCGAACCATTTATTACCCGCAAGACTCAGCGATGGAAGTTATTGATGCATCTTTAGGACATTTATTATCTCAATTAGAACCGGGTGCTTCTAGAAGTTCAAGAAGAGTATGGAAAGGGGTTACTCAAGACTTTACTGATTACGGGACCACTTATGACAGTGCAACAGAGATAGTTGCGTTGATGTCGGGACTTCGTGTAGAAGAAGCAAAACCTATGGATAGTTTACCTTTTATTGTTACATCATATGCAAAAGATTTAGAAAACATACAAAGAAAATTTTCATCTAATATTTATAGTCCTAATATAGATCTAAATGGTCGAATAGGCTACATGACAGAATATCTAACAGATAATTACGATACACAAAGTAGAATGTATCAAGTTATAAAAGATATGGAAGAAATGGGTGCGGACATTACAGAAATTGAAGATAGAGTGGGAATAAGATTAAAAAACAAAAAACGAGTAAACGCTTTAATGGAAGGAGAGTTTATTGCTCCTAATATAAGTGAAGCCAGAGTCCAATCTATAATTGATAAATTATACGAAGAAAACCCTACTAAAGCTGCTGAAGTAGAAGATCAATTTGAAGAGGCTATTGATGTGTTTAATGATATTAGATCTGATCTAGAAGCTATAGAATTAGGAGATGGAGTAGCGGCTTTTGAAGAGTTTATTAATTTTACCTTAAATCCACCTGATGTATCTACTGAAGGGACAGCACCATTATCTGGCATAGCACAGCTACCTGATGTAAATTTACCACCGCCAGCTCAAATCGGAACAGGGGTAAATGCTAACTTATTTAGAAACAATATAAACGCAGGAACACAGTTTAATTTAAATAACATGACCTCTGAACAAAAAATTAATGCATTATTTAATAACACAGGTATAGTATAATTATGGCAATAGATAAAAAAATAAAATACGAAATGCAAGGTGGTATTAGAAACTATCTTGGCAAACAAAAAACAGTAAGTGATGTTCCTCTTAAATGGAAATCTGGTCCAGGTCATCCCGAAACAGAATTAGCATATATTACAAAAGCAGAAAAAAAATTATTAATTAAAAAAGATTTACACAAATCATTAAAAAATGGACCAAACAAAGGTCCTGGTGGAATAATGAGTTTAAACAATGATGGAATTGGAGATTTAGGAGGACCGGGTAATGTTGGTCCTGGTGGTGGTTATGGAGACACAGGAGATTTGGGTTCAGAGACAGCTAATGATGCAAATTTAACTGCTGGAAATCAAAGTGTTGGTTATGGTGGAGACGATGGAGATCCAAGAACTGGTGGTGGAGTTACTACAGAAAGTCCTTTTCAACAGGCTCTAAATTTTTATAATAAACTTCCAACACCTTTTAATATAGCAAAAAAAGTTTTAACTAAGATAGGTCCAATTAAGAACAAAGATTTCTATAATGAAAAAGTTGTACCTGCAGGTAAAACAAATTTAAGTTATGATGACTACATGAGTGCTAGAATGGCGGGCACTATTGACGCTTACGGTAATCCTACAGGTAGTGGACAGGGAGGAAATAATAATAAATCTGTTTTAAATAGTGGTATAGCTGGTATTCAAGATATTAATACAATAGGTGAAGAAGTAATAGATCCTACAAACACAGCTTCCACTCAAGATATGTATTTTAATTTTGGAACTTTTAGTAACCCTATTTACAAAAAAGATTTAGTATAATGGCTAAAAAATCTGCATTAGAGAAAATAGAATCTCATGAAAAACTTTGCAGAATTATGCAAAAGCAAACATTTGAGCAGATAAAAGAAATGCAAGAAAGAATTAAAAGATTAGAGTATTGGATCGTTGGTGGTATGGGTGCAGTGCTTATAACTTTACTTATGGATATGTTAAACTAACAAATACATCCAACAAAATTACCACTACCATCATTCATAATGTGTAAGTTTAAAGTATTGGCATAGCCTGATAATTTTTCTCTTAGTATATTACAAAGATCTATGCAGCTAACCTCACTAGTTAATACTATTCCATTTAATATTTCTTTCGTAACAGGTATTAGTTGATATAGGCCATCATTTAATATTATTAAATCCATTCTTTTAACTCTTCTCCCATAACTTCACTCGCTATATTAATTTTTTTACGTAAAGCTTTTACAATACGTTCGTCTACAGTTTTCTCACATATAATATCTATGTAAGTCATCTTTCTTTTTTGACCGATACGATTTATTCTAGCCTCAGATTGAGTACGTTTCTCAAGATCATAACCGTTAGAATAATAAATCATAACATTAGCTTCAGTAAGTGTAATACCATAACCACCGGTTTGAGGTGTACCTACTAAGAATCTAATTTTAGATTCTGGGTCCTGTATTTCTTTAATAGCTTTAGCTCTGTCTTCAGTAGACGTTGATCCATAATAAGTCATCACGGAACCCGGATATACTTTCTCAATTGCACTGACAATTGATTGTATATCGTGTCTCCAATGAGCCCAGATAATAGCTTTACCTTCTACCTCTTCTAGGATGTTCATCAAAGCAGGAATTCTTTCATTCTTAATTATTTTTAAAGTGTCATCATCTGCTTTAAAGTGACCACAAGTAATTTGTTGAAGTCTCATTAGCTGCACTAAGGCAGTTGAAGTAGTCATCAGCTTACCATCCATTTGAGCAAGCGCTACTTGTTTCATTTGATCGTAAAGTTTTTGTTGTTCTTTACTTAATTGAATAATTCTTTTTTGATAAGTATAATCAGGAAGATCTAAACAATCTTCTTTTAGTACACGATCTGAAAACGTAGTTATTTTTTCTGATAATTCAGCTAAATTTTTATAACCAACTACTATCTGTGCATTATGTGTTGGTAGTCTCATAGTGCTCATGATTGCGTATCTTGTTCTAAATGCAAGATAAGAAGTAAAGTCTAATAACCCTTCATCTAAAAATTCACACTGTTTATATAAATCTAATGGAGACTTTGTAATAGGAGATCCAGTCAAGATTCTTCTATACTTTGCATGTTTACCTAGTGAACAAATATTTCTAGATCTTTTAGCGTCAGGATTTTTTATAGTTGTAGACTCATCAATAGCCATTAAAGTTCTATGACATCTTAAAAACTTAGCTGCAAACTCTACACCTTTTTCTGTACTAAAAGCATCTACATTCATAATTAATATATGCAAATCTTCACCTGTTTCAAATAGAGTATCTAATTTTAATTGTTGTCCTTTATTTATATTGGCTTGCCACAACACCATTTTTTTATCTATGTGGTCCACCATATGTGTAGGTATCTCTGAGTCGAACCAGTTTTTATAAACACCTTTAGGTGCAATTAAAAGTAGTCCATTAATTTTACCTTTGTCATAAAGCATAGATACATTATCTATTAAAACTTTAGATTTACCAGTACCCATCTCCATGAAGTACGCAAAGTTTTCTTTATTCCACGATTTTTTTAACGCAGATAATTGATGATCATACGGCTTAGTTTTAAATTTATAGTTCATAATAATTCTTCTTTCTGTTGACAGAGATAACATAACCTTATAATAGATGTCAATAGGAAAGTTATGAACACAGTTTATATAATACAAGAATTACCAGGAACCAAAATAGGAACACCTAAATTTAATATTATGGGAGCTCAAAAGTTTGGCACATTAAAAACTTTATTACCAGAACATTCACAAATTATATTATCTCCAGGGCCCTTAATTTTTAAATTAAGAAAACTATTAGATAAATATACTCCAGATGATTATTTACTACTTACAGGTGACCCTGCAATCATAGGTGTAGCCTGTTCAATTGTGGCAGATAAAACTGGAGGAAAATTTAATTTACTTAAATGGGATAGACAAGAGAAGACTTATTATCCTATAGAAATAAATTTATATGAACAAGGAAAGATTGAAGAATAAACTTGACATAGGATATTATGACATTATATTAACAGAATCATTAACTACTACGAAAGGTAAAAAGACATGAGTATAAACTTAGAAGAAGACAAAGTCGATTCGTTAGCAAACACGAATGACATGAAAGAACTATCAGAACAGGTTATTAAATTAAGAACCATGGAAGATAAGTTCGCTGCAAAAGAAGAAGAATTAAAAAAAATTAAAAATGATATGGACGTTTTATCTGGTGAGGTTATACCTACGATGATGACAGAAATGAATATATCAAAATTTAGTTTATCAGATGGGGCTGGCGTAGAAGTCAAACCCGTCTATGGTGCTTCAATTCCTAAAGCAAAACAGGAAGAAGCATTTAACTGGCTTCGTAATAATGGCTTAGGGGATCTTATTAAAAATGAGATTACCGTTTCCTTTGGTCGTAACGAGGATAACAAGGCGGCAGATTATGCTGTCCTTGCGCAAGGTCATGGATATCAACCCACCCAGAAGTTAAAGGTTGAGCCTATGACACTTAAAGCATTGGTTCGTGAGCGTATTGAAAAGGGTGATGATATGCCCACGGATCTATTTAATGTGTTCGCAGGAAACAGAACCAAAATAACAAGGAAATAGAAACATGAACAAAGAACCAACAGTAAAGAAAAATGGTGCATTGTCTACAAACATAGTGTTTGAAGCAGATGCAAATGTGCAAACTGGAACGGTAGGACAAGATGATCTTGCATTACCCTTCCTTAAAATACTTGGGCAGTTATCTCCTGAAGTAAACAAGAGAGACGGTAAGTATGTTGAAGGCGCAGAACCTGGAATGATTTACAATTCAGTAACAGGCGAACTCTTCAATGGTGAAAAAGGAGTTCCAGTGATTCCATGTTACTACAAACTCGAGTATGTCGAGTGGAAAGATAGAGGAAAAGATGGATCTGGTGCGCCAGTAAATATCTATCCTTCATCAAGTGACATCATGACTAAAACAACTAGAGGTGCAGACTTTAAAGATAGACTTCCAAACGGTAATTATATTGAGAAGACTGCGCAGCATTTTGTATTAGTTAATAGTACTTCACCAACCACTGCGTTGATTGCTATGAAATCTACTCAATTAAAAATTAGTAGAAAATGGAATAGCATGATGCAAAGTATAAAGATGCAAGGTAAGAATGGTATGTTCACACCGGCATCTTTTAGCCATCTTTATCAACTAAAAACCGTGCAGCAGTCTAACGACAAAGGTACATGGTTTGGTTGGGAAGTGAGCAAGACAGGTCCAATCGAAGACGCAGCAATGTATCAACAAGCCAGAAGTTTTTCTGAAAGCATTTCTAAAGGAGATGTTCAAGTTAAACATGGTGAGGAAGATACTGCTAAAGCTACGGATGGAGCAGCTCACTACTAATAATTTCCCTCTGGGAATGGTTGCAACAGGGGTGGCGAAGCGAGAGTAGAGTCACCCCTATCAAAGAGGAAAGATGGAAAACAAATTTATAGAAATATTTACAGGTCTTAAAAGAGATTATGGTTATGCAGATATAAACTCTGCTTACAAAGATCCTTCTACAGGTAAACTTAAATTAAAATATGGCTGGGCAGCTAAAGAATTATTAGAGTCTGATTATTTAGATCATCTTACAGGTAAAAAATCAATTGGTATCCAACCCTGTAATGATGAAGGACTCGCAAAGTTTGGAGCAATTGATATTGACTCGGATGAGTATGATAACTTTGATTTAAGAAAGTATTTAGAAATTATTGATAAGAAAAATATTCCTGTAGTACCTGTTAAATCTAAAAGTGGTGGACTACATATTTATGTGTTCTTCAAAGAACCCGTCAAAGCAAGTTTTGTTAGAAACTTTTTAGATAAATTATTATTTACATTTGATTTAAAAGCATCAACAGAAATATTTCCAAAACAAACACAGTTAGGTATAGGCTCAGATCAAAAACCAATCAACGGTAATTTTATTAATCTACCTTATTACAATCGTAATGAAAGAGTGGGTGTAAATTTAGATGGTACTGAGTTTAGCTTTGAACAATTTATAAAAGTCGTCGAGGCTAACACAAAGACTAAAGAAGATCTAGAAGAGTTTGCTGATGAATTAATAAGACTTGAACTTACAGGTGGTGCAGATGAATTTATAGATGGTCCTGTATGTCTGCAAAGATTATCAAAATCTAAACTAGATGATTACAGAGATAGATTTATTTATAACTACATGGTGTTTGCTAAAAAGAAATACCCTGACAACTGGGAAGAAAAACTTTTAGAAGGTGCTAGAAATTATATTGTCTACGATAACATATGGGGTGATGAAAAAGTAAAACAAAAAATCAAAGCCTATAAAAAAGATACTGCAGGACATACTTGCTCGGAAGAACCTATTAATAGTATGTGTGTTAAATCAGAATGTTTAAAAAGAAAGTTTGGTGTAGCATCGGACAAAGTTAAAAAGTTTCCAACACTATCTGCATTAATTAAAATAGATTATTCACCAGATCCAGAATTTAGATTCACTGTTCACTACAATGACAAAGTAGAAGGTGAAACTACGCAGCAAATAATTGCTAGAGATATTAATTACATTATGGACCAAGAAAAACTTAGACGTTTAATTGGAGCACATACACCTATTCCACCACCACGAATCAAGGGTGACGATATGCAAACTGTATTAGATACTTTGTGGCAAGGGATGAAGACAGAAAAAGCTCCACCAGGTACATCACCAAAAGAAGTATTACATAAACATTTAGAAGATTATATTCATGGTGTTCCTGCAGTAAGTGATGCTGCATTTAGAAGTGGTAGTACATTGATTGATACTGATGGCTTTGCTTATTTTGTATTTGATCCTTTTTATAATTTTTTAAAAAATAAAGAATGGAAAGCTAAAATAGATAGAACAGGACAAATGCTAATGGATTTTTTTGATGCTGAACTTAGACATCCTAAACGATATCCTAAAAAAGCAACTGAAAAGAAATCTAATAACCCTGTAAGATGTATAAAAGTTTCTATGAAATATTTTAACAAAGAAGAAAATGAAATAGAAATTTTACCGATGAAGAGTAAAAAAGATATTCTTTAATGACAAAGGTTACGAAGATATATGGCCCTCCAGGTACAGGGAAAACAGAGAAATTAATTAGAAGAGCCATGGCCTACATAAGAGTGGGCACTCCAGTAAATAAAATAGGTTACTTTGCATTTACTCGTAAGGCAGCTAATGAAGCAAGAGATAGAATGCTTAAGAAAAATCCTGAGTATAAAAAGAAACAACTTAGATACTTTCAAACATTACACTCTTTAGCTTTTCATAGTCTAGGACTTAGAGAAGAAAATGTTATGCAAGACTACCACTACAATGATCTTGGAAAAGAATTAAGTATAAGGGTTAACGCTAAAAAAGATGCTGACGCTTCACCTTACCTAACTTGTGATAATGAATACTTTCAAATTATTTTAAAAGCAAAAGAAAAAGATATTCCGGTTTGGGATGAGTATTGCACAGGAGAACATTCAACAAATGTAAAACCAGATTTATTAAAACACATTGAAGCAAACTACAACCATTACAAACATCCAGACATAAATAACTTAGTAGACTTTACTGATATGATTCATGACATCGTACAACAACCCAATAAGATTCCAAACTTTGATGTAGTTTTTATTGATGAAGCCCAGGATTTATCACCCATACAATGGAAACTGTATGACATATTAAAATCTAAATCAAAGAATATTTATTTAGCGGGTGATGATGACCAAGCAATTTATGGCTGGGCTGGTGCAGATGTAGATAGATTCATTCAAGAACCTGCTGCAGAAAAAGTATTATCAAGATCCCGAAGGATTCCAAAAGCAGTACAGGATGTATCTGAAATTATTACTGCACGAATCGCAGGACTTAGAGCAACTAAAAATTATTTACCAAGAGATGAAGAAGGATTGTGTAGTAAAATCAATAGCTTAGAAAACGTAGATCTTCACCAGGACAACTGGTTAATATTAACTAGAACTTTGTCTAGAGCTAAAGAAGTATGTGATCTTTTAAAAGTAAAAGGTTTGTATTATGAAAACAGACATCAAAAAAGTTACAATACAAAACTTTACAAAGCAATTATCAATCATAGCAAATGGTTAAATGGTGAAGAGGTATCAGACACTGCATTGGAAGATATAAAAGAATATTTGGGTAACCGAGAACTTAAAAAAGATTTAAAATGGTTTGAGTGTTTTGATACTGCACCAGCTGATGACAAAATTTATATAAGATTAATGTTGTCAAATAAAGAAAGATTAAGTGATGAAGCACGAATCAAAGTATCTACCATTCACGCTGCAAAAGGGGGTGAATGTAAGAACGTAATTTTAGTATTAGACAATGCTAAAAAGATAAGAGAAGCTATTACTAAAAGTGTAATAAAGCGTGACGAAGAGCACAGAGTATGGTATGTAGGTTGCACGAGAGCAAAAAGAAATTTATATTTAATGAGAGCAAAAATAGAACGAAAGGGATATCCACTATGACATCAGAAGATATATTTAAAGAATCATTTCCACAATACACCCAGGTAGGCGGGAACCACTACACAAAGTTTCCCATTCAACCCTACGAATTTATTTCTAAAAATGATTTATCATTCTTTCAGGGCAATGTTGTGAAATACGTTTGTCGTTATCAACGGAAAGGGGGAGTGGAAGATCTTAAAAAGATTGTACACTACTGTCAACTAGAAATGTTGAAAATGAATGACATGAAAAAGAAAAAATGATGCCAAAAAAATCTACTATACGTAGAACAATTAAATTTTCTAAAAATAAATTTAATTTAGAAATTTATCTTGGATTAGAGAAAGATCTTGCATGGGAAATATTTCCTCATGATTACAGTGCAGCTTTATATGCATTTAGTAACAAAGATAAGATGACTAAAATAATAGAAAACAAATATGTATACGAGGCAAAAAAATGAAGGTACCTTTATTCGAAGCACAGACAGAATGGAATGAACCAGAGGAATATCCGGATCTAAGAAAATACGACGAGATTGCAATTGACTTAGAGACAAGAGATCCAGATTTAAAATCTAAAGGTAGTGGTGCCATCATTGGTAATGGGGAAGTAGTTGGTATTGCGGTTGCTGTACCAGGAAGAAAATTTTATTTCCCGATTGCTCACGGATCAGGGCCAAACATGGATCGTAAGAGAACCTTAAATTGGTTTCAAGATGTATTAGATAGTGACGCTATAAAAATATTTCACAACGCTATGTATGATGTTTGTTGGATTAGATCTATGGGTCTTAAGATTAATGGACAGATAGTAGACACTATGATTGCAGCATCATTGATTGATGAGAATAGATTTAGATTTGATTTAAATAGTTTGTCGTGGGATTATTTAGGTCATGGTAAAAATGAATCTGCACTGAATGAAGAAGCAAAGTCTAGAGGATTAGATCCTAAAGCAGATATGTGGCAACTGCCAGCAATGTATGTTGGATCTTACGCAGAGAAAGATGCAGAACTTACATTAGAACTTTGGCAAATATTTAAAAAAGAATTACTACACCAAGATGTAGAGTCTATTTTTGAACTTGAGACGGATTTGTTTCCTTGTCTGGTAGACATGAGATTTCTTGGGGTGAGAGTGGACGTTGAAAGAGCTCATAAATTGAAGCAAGCATTAACATTGCAAGAAGAAACATTACTCCACCAAATAAAAAAAGAAACAGGAGTAGATGTTCAACTAATGGCTGCAAGAAGTGTTGCCAAAGTTTTTGATAAACTTGGTTTAACTTATGAAAGAACTGCGAAATCACAGGCACCTTCTTTTACTAAAAATTTTATTTCGAATCATGAACATCCTGTAGTTAGAATGATTGCTAAGGCTAGAGAAGTTAATAAGGCTCATACTACCTTTATAGATACCATAATTAAACATGAACACAAAGGTCGTATCCATGCTGACATAAATCAAATAAGGTCAGATCAAGGCGGAACTGTGACAGGAAGATTTAGTTATTCTAACCCAAATTTACAGCAACTTCCTGCAAGAAATAAGGATCTTGGACCTATGATTAGGTCTATATTTATACCCGAGAAGGGCCATAGATGGGGTAGTTTTGACTATTCTCAGCAAGAGCCTAGGCTGGTAGTGCATTATGCAGCTTTACATAAATTTCCATCAGTTAATGATGTAATAGATAATTATGAAAATGACACCTCAACGGACTTTCACCAGGTCGTAGCAGACATGGCGAAGATTCCAAGATCACAAGCCAAGGTAATTAATCTTGGATTGTTCTACGGTATGGGTAAAGCAAAACTCCAGGCCGAACTTGGTGTATCAAAAGACAAAGCAGTAGAATTGTTCGATCAATACCACGCTAAAGTTCCCTTCGTTAAGCAGTTAATGAACAGTGCTTCCAATCGTGCCCAAGAGCGTGGTCAAATTCGAACTCTCTTGGGACGATTGTGTAGGTTTCATTTGTGGGAGCCTAATCAATTCGGTATGCATAAAGCATTGCCTCATGAAGATGCATTGCAGGAACACGGACCAGGGATTAGAAGAGCATTTACTTACAAATCTTTAAATAAATTAATTCAAGGTAGTGCAGCTGATATGACAAAAAAAGCAATGTTAGATCTATATAAAAATGGTATAGTAGCTCACGTACAAATTCATGATGAACTTTGTATTTCTGTAAAGGATCAAGAACAAGCAGATAAAATTGTTGAGATCATGCAGGATGCAGTTACTTTAGAAGTCCCCAACAAAGTAGACTGCGAATTAGCAAACACTTGGGGGGATATTAATGGTTGATTATGGCTTATTTAAATGCAAACATACCACCAATTTACGCACAAATTAGAAGGGAGTATTTATATGACTGTAAAAAACATCACGGAGAAGTTGAAGACTGTATTATCTTTGGTATTACCTCTATGGGAGGTCGTGCTATCTTATGGCATGCGCTTATGGAAAATGGTGCAATCTTTTATCGTCTCCCAATTACGGCTTTTATTCAACGTGGTTATGAACCCGAGTCTGTTCCATCCAAGAGACTTGATGAACTGGAACTTTGGAATTCTTTTAGTTATTATCCTACTGTTACTAGTTGGTCTATTTTAACAGCATCTTCTGGTAAATACATAGGTAAAGATAAAAAATGGCACCACGGTAGTTATTTATTTACTATTGACTGGGCTCATCCAGATAGTAATATACTTGACACTGATCATTCAGAGATCCCGCACGAACATAAGTGCGCTCACATAATTGCGTTAAACGACGGCAACTATGCAGCACAACCTAACAATAGATGTATTTGGGATCTACCTTCTTTTACAGTAAAAGATAATATTCCAGATTGGAAAGTGCAAACGAATGAATGGAACGTAGAAGATACGGGTAAATGGAAAACAGAAGATACCGATAATTTCTTTTACGAAATTGAGGAGAAAAAAAATGATTAATGTAGTTAATGGAATATGCATGGACTGTGGACACAGACACAGAGGAATTGCACAATGTTCTTTTTGTGATTGTGTTTGGGAAATAACACAAGAAAAAATAAACATAATTAAAAAAATAAAAGAAGTTTTAAAAAGATTACTTTTTTGGACAAGATAATTATGGAGTATCAGAGGATGAATTATTATTTTACAGGTGCTTTAATTGTAGCTTTTGTATTGTTAGCTTTTTTTATACAACCAGGATACATACCTAGATGAGTAATAAACCACTAAACATCGGAGAAGAGGCAAGAGTGCAGATGCCTATGAAGACGGTTGCTAGTCTTATACTTCTTGTCGGAATGGGCGTGCTTGGATATACGGAGCTTACGGCAAGATTAGTATCGTTAGAGACATCACGTGAGTTGTTTGAAAATGATTTGCTCAAGAAGTCAGAACAAGTCCCTGTGGATCAGGAGCAACTATTTTTATTGGAAGATCTTTATAAAACCGTAGAGAAAATGGAAGCGACTCAAGAAATGAATATGACTAATAAAGTTAATATAGAATTTCTTAAATCACAATTAGAAAAAGCGTTAAATGATATTGAACATTTAAAAGATAAGGTAAGAGCAAATGGAAACGGTCATCAGTAGTGTAGTAGCTCTTTGTATGTTTATAGGGGGCGTTCTTACAGAACATAGAATACAGCCTGCAATGTCGGATTGTTTAAAAGGAAAACGTGTTGCAGAACGTACAGCAAATGATAATATTCAATACAAATGTGGTAAAGTAAAAGTTGAACTTGAAAAAAATATAGACGGATCTAAAGCAATCAAAAAAATTATAGAATAAATGCAGCTCAGTAAACACTTTACTCTTAAAGAGATGACCAATTCGATGACTGCTCAACGTAAGGGCATAGATAATACACCAGGAGCAGGTGAGATTAAAAGTTTAGGTGATCTTTGTTATGAAATCCTTGAACCGCTACGTGCACATTTTTCTAAACCTGTGACCATCACCAGCGGATACCGGAGCGAAGCGCTGTGTGAAGCAATCGGCAGCAAAAAGACTTCGCAGCATGCGAAGGGCCAGGCGGTCGACCTAGAGATCTTTGGCGTGCCCAACATTAAGACAGCTTACTGGCTACAAAATAACGTCGATTTTGATCAGCTGATCATGGAATACTATGATCCAACAGATCCTGCAGGGGGATGGGTCCACATATCTTATCATGAATCAGGTTCAAATAGAAAACAAGTTCTTACTTTTGACGGAAAAAAATACACTGAAGGTCTTCCAGATATGGAATGGAAGAATGGTAAAGTCGTTGGATAAATTTAAACTGTTTCATAAAATAGATACTGTTACCGGTGTTTGTGAAGAGTGTAACGAAGAAAGTATTTTAGTTGCCATTGTTACAGAATTTTATAGATGTACTAATTGTGGTCATGATACAAAGCAGCATATCAATGGCTCTATCAGATATTTAAAATTAGATGAGTCTGATAAAAAATGGATAAAAGATAACTATATAAAATAATGGCTAGAAAATTTAAAGACTTTGTAGTTCGAGATAAGCCTAAGAAAAGAGGGCCTCGTCAACACAAAAAATCATTAAACAAAAATGAAAAACGTCAAAAAAATACGAAGCGTTACAAAGGTCAGGGGTAGTGAGTAAAGTAGTTTTGTTGATGGTTTTATGTAGTGAACTTGCAGTTAATCAATGCAAGATTATACCTACACCAAACGTATTATTTAAGGATTATAGTAGCTGTATAGTTTATGGCTACGAATACTCGCATAAACTTATGGCTGGATTTGACCCAGAATGGACAAATAGTATGATAGCGTATATTAAATTTTCATGCAAGCCAGATAAGATTATTTAAAATAATTATTGACACAAAGAATAATATTTTGTAGGATATCCTCATATTAAAAAATGAAAGGATATAACAAATGACTGATTTTAGCAAATACAAAAACATCTCTATTAAAAAAGAGACGTATGCGAAGATTGACAAAATTAGAAAAGTGTTAGTACCTGATGATCCCGAAGTATCGAGAGCACAGGTGGTGACTATTCTAGTAAACAAAGAAGCCAAACGTTTAAATGGCAAACTTAAATAAACCAATACAGGAGAAAGTATGAGTACAGACACAAAAGTAAACCGAGAGTTTTTTACAAAAGAATACTCAAAGTTTAAAAAAACAAAGGGTAACCGACCAATAGATCCTGGTCATGTAGCAAGTATAAAAAAATCTATTGCTGCACGAGATCTAGAGTTACCTATTTATGTTAATAAAGACATGGAGATAAGAGAAGGCCATCACACTTTTCAAGCAAGAAAAGAATTGGATCTAGGAATTTATTACATTGTAATTGATTCTAAAGATCCATTAGATATGGCTATCTTTAATGCAGGAAGAAAAGATTGGAACATGAATAATTTTTTAAACTTTCACTGCACCAGAGGTAAACAAGATTATAAAATCTTGAGATCTAAAATGGAACAATATCAAATGCCAGTAATTGAAACACATTATCTTTTGTTAGGTAAAGCTACAGGAGGTAAAAATATTGCAGAAGGTTTTAAACACGGTAATTTTAAAATACCTGCAGGAAATATAGCGGCCTTTGATAAACTTGCTGAAGAGATGAGATATGTAAATAATATCTTTAATTCGGGAAATAAATTAAAGAGACCTTTTATTAGAGCTTTTTCAATTATGAAAAAACATCCTAAGTATGATTTTGCTAGATTAAAATCTGCGTTAAAATCAAAGGCAAGCAAACTCTTAGCTGCTACTAGTAGCAATGAGTACATCACACAAATAGAAACTATTTATAATAGTGGTTTGAGTGATAAAAATAAAAAAATGAATCTAATTCAATTCGCTAAAGACAGAGAATATGAAGAAGATGTAACTATCAACTAAGGAGAAAGAATGAAATATACAGTAGTAAAAAGAATACACTTTT